ACCATATACTAAAAAACAGGCACCGGGGATTTCTCCTCGATGCCTGTTTTATCTTTATCATTATAATACTGTTATCAAAATCAAACCACCATTGCACGCCGGAGTGCCTCGGAATCTGTTGTGTTATGCTCCGCGTGTGTTTAGGCGGCAGTTACTTAGTCATTGGAATCACCCTGATCTTTCGTTTGGCTTAATTTTTATTGCCTTTATCATTTGAAATTGTGTGTTAACATGCACCTAACGCTCATTTGTGAGCGTTAGGTGCCTTTATTATGTGTTTTTCTGCGTGTTAATTCCAAAAACAGCGATTTTTGGAATTAACCGCACAAGGAGCTGAATGTTGTGGGGCCGGCGATTCCGTCGGAGACAAGACCGTGACTGCTCTGGTACTTCCTGACAGCGCTCTCGGTTCCGCTTCCGAAAATGCCGTCAAAGCCGTTTGTGTCGTAGCCGTTGCAGATCAAAAAGCCCTGCAGCGTTTTTGTGTAGTTGCCGCGAGCGCCGTTTGAAATGTTGCGGATGGCGGCTTTGGTCATCGTGCCGCATATGCCGTCGACCACCAAGCCTGCGCCGAACTGCGTGTTGAGCTCGGTCTGCATCGCTTTGGTGAGCGCTGCGCGTGTCTGGCTGCCATAGATGCCGTCGATGTAGATATCGAATCCATAATGGCTGTTAAGCCAGCGCTGCACTTCGTTGACCTCTGCGTCGCCTATGGCGGCAGGCGTGACCGAATCGGAAGGATCGGGCTCCACTCCGCTGTCTGCATATTTCGGACGGCAGCAAGCGGAAATATCGGAGCGCTTGCGTGTCTTGATTTGGAAATCGTCGCACTCAATACCGCCGTTATTCGCGCCAATGCTCAAAATGGTATCATCGAAAACCTTGAGGCAGAGCTCTACGTGTTCGAAGCACATATATCCGAGATTGTTAAGCGGTGAAACCGACGTTTTGCTGTGACTCCATGAAAATACGACAATGTCGCCGGGCTTTACCTCGGACGGCTTGTGGAGCTGTCCTGCTTTGTAAAAATTCAGCGCGATCGAGCCGCAATCCGCGACCTTCCCGCCGGGGATGAGGCTTCCTGCGTTGAGTATCTTGAAAAACAAATACATTATACCGGCGCAGCAGCAGGCGATCTCATTGATGTCCGTATCAAAGCCGCCGTACCATTTCATGATGTCGCATTCGTCGGGATCTTCGTCTTTACCGACAAGACCTCGCGCTGCACTCATTACCTGCTCTGCCGTTATGCCGCTGACTTTCGGCTTGTCGGGAGTCTTGCCGGAGCCGCTCCAGCCATTCTTGCCACTATCCTTGATGATCGTCGGATAGTCCTTATAGCACAGATTTTTGTCGATCACTCCGACGCCGGGGATACTGTTTCCATCGATCAGGTTGGTCTCGCCGCCGTATTGCCAGATAGACAGATTCTTCCCTTTGTAGCCGCAAGCGCGAGCCCAATGCGCAAACCACATGTCGTACTTGTTGACGATCGCGGAATCAATGAGGTTTTCGATCTCCTCGAATCCTGTGTAGAGCATGGGATAATAGCCCGCCGCCGCGATGCCTTCAAGGAAAATCTTGCAGGCTCTTGTCACGTTGGTACGATTCCAGCCTCCGTGACGCGCCTTGTATCCGTCTGCGTCCTCCATGTCGAATGCAACAGGGAGCGTCGGCTTCTTGCCCTTGAGCAAGCGGAGGACGTGCTCCAGCTCGCTTTTTGCGCTTGCCTCGGTGCAGGCGTAGCTGTAGAAATACGCGCCCCACGGCAAGCCTGCCGCTTCCGCTTTGCGGACGTTTTCTTCCCATTGCGTGTCGTCCTGCTCTGTGATGTTTTCGCCGAAGCCGCACCGAATGATCACGAATTCGTAACCAGCTGCCTTGATCTTCTCCATGCTGATTTTGCCGTTGTTGGACGAAACATCGACGCCCTTTTTATTAACGAGGCTCATTCTTCTTCCTCCTCTGCTTCTGAATTTGAAATTGCTTTATTAAGCCACATCTGGCTTTCTTCGAGCTTGGTAAAAGCGAGCGAGAATTCTCTCGATTTGCCGTACTTCTTTTCTGCATAATCGAGAGCCTCATATAAATCACTGAACGCTTTTCTGAAACCATCGATATGGTTTTTCTTTTCTCCGTTTGTCAAGTCTACAGAGGCAGCTCTTTTGTGCAATGCACGCGCCATTTCATTCCTCCGTTTCGATTTCAGGCAAGCCCGCGAGGGACATGATCAGGCTGATCGCTGCCGCGCCTGCTGCTGTGGACGCAACGATCAGCCAGTCCACTTCGTGGATCGCGATAGCGGTCACGCCGACGGCGCTGGCTGCTGTCTGCGCGGCTGTTTTAATGGCGCGAACGCCTGCCTTCTTTGCCCATTCTTTCCACCAAGCCTTGGAATACTTTTTCACGTTGATTTCCTCCTATTCATCATTGATTATATCGATTTCGTCTTGATCGTGAGCTGCTTTGTTAAGGTATTTATCGATTCTGTTTATCGAATCGGTGACACGCCCATTGCAGCCCTGTTGGTGTAGTCCGTCAAGACAGCCACGTACTGCGTATATGATAAGCGTTTGTTCCTTCTTCATCTTTGCGATGTCGCTGTCTTGCTTTTTGTTTCTTTCGGTCTCTCTTTTGTTCTTTTCAATCAACCGAACGATCGCCGCGAAAGCGCCGAAGATTACGGCGAGGGCACTCAAGACCGCCCCTGCTTTAATGATCAGGTCTGAAAAATCCAATGGTCTCACCCTTTCAGCGCGTTCTTTGCGATCCGCTCCGATTCCGCGCTTTCCTCTGTGATACGTTCCCGAAGGGCATCATCGACGCTCTCGGTCTCCGAAATTATGCGGACAAGCCGCCGGATGAACGACTGTTGAGCGTCGATGATGCAGAGGAGCGTTTCTGCGATTTCTTCCACGATTACTCCTCCGTTGCGAGATCTTCGCGATCCATCGCTCTGAGCTCGATTCTGACCTTTTCCTTGAGCAACCTCGGAACGTCCTTGAACGTCTTTCTTTCCTCGATGATTGCGATTGCGAAAAGCATAGCCATCATTTCTGCCACCTCCTTTCCTAAAATTTTTATAAGAATATTACTTATAAACTTCATTAGCCATCTCCATCAGGCAATCCTGCAGGAATATGTTTTGTTCCTTGAGCGTTGCGTTTTCTTCCTGCAAAGCGATTATAGCCAGCCGCATTTCAGGGAGCCCCATTGCTGTATCGCCGCTGGGATCCTCCGGCGTTTCATCGTCCGGCTCTGTCGGCTCCGTTCCTGCGTCGAGCTCCTCGCGGAGCTGGGCGTACTCGTCAGCGCCGATCGGCTCCATCTGAACGACGGCGTAATTGTATTCAGCGCCGACCGGCGCGGGCTTCATCCCTTGCACGGCGTATATGACGGAGGAATCGTAAGATAAAATGCCGAACGCGTCAGCTTCCTCTCCGATGATGACCGTGTTGTTCCCTTCCTGAAATACGATATACAATGGATCAGCCAGCGCGTCAATGATCGCGTTGCCCTGCTTGATTTTGTAATACTTCATTGCTGTTGCTCCTTACAAACAAATCGGTGAATAGCTCCTCCATCGATTTTCTCGTTTTATATGAATTGAATCTGGAGGCGTGACCATTCCACGATTTATAGCTTTGTGTCACATCTTCCATTGATAGCAAATTGCAAGCCAAGCGTGCTTTTAACTTCTTTAGCTTTCTGCGCTCTCTCGTTACGCTTTCGGGAGACATTTTGCGGATAATCTTTCCTGTTGGCGTTATGAAGTGGCGCACCTTTAGAAACGTGAAGCCTCTTGATAGCTTGGTGATGTGTGTTTTCTTTTCGTTTAGGATAAGACCCTGTTTGTCGCATTCGATTTTTATTTCTTTGAGGCATTCCTGCAGATGCTCTTTGCTTTCGTGCAAAAGCCAGCCGTCGTCCATATAGCGGACATAATTTTTGATGTGGAGCTTCTCTTTTATAAAATGATCGAGCTTGTTACCGGCTGCCAGAGCGAGGACTTGCGATATCTGGCTGCCAAGACCGAGCCCTTTGTTTCCAAATGCATCAATAAAATGGAATGTTAGTTTCAGGATCCTTTCGTCTCTGAATTTCGATTTTAGAATCGACTTTATTTCTTCGTGAGAGATATTATCGAAAAACTTTGAAAAATCGAACAGCAAAACATAACCGTCTGTTCCGTGTTTCCGAAAATGTCTTTGCAAATGTGCGCGAACACGGTTGATGGCGAAATCGTAACCTTTATCCTTGAGCGTTGCTCCGTTATCGTAAATAAACGAACGGGATAAAACGGGAACAATACAATAATCGCAGAGGCATCGTTGAACGACGCGTTCCTCAATCCTCACGCTTTTGATGTGCCTGTGCTTTCCTCTTTCGAATATATCAAATTCGTAAAAGCCCGGACTTTTGAATTTTCCTGTTTGTAGTGCGATGAAAAGACGAAATACATTCAACGGAGCATTTGTTGTGAATTTGTGCGTGGAGGCTTTCCAATTCACGCCCTTCTTGCAATTCTTGTATGATTCCCAAAGGTGCCGGTAACTGAATACTTTGTCGAAATCATAGCAATCCGAAAAACTGATTTCTTCTTTATTAACGATTATGGTCTTTGCCATGTGTTTGCTGAAAACCTCGTTTATAGCCCTAACGCATACGACCTTGCCGCAAGCGAGGGCATCGGGATTTTTATTTATCTTCTATTTCAGAAGAAAGGTCTCGGTCTCCTTCTGCTGTAACTGATTTCGCCCTTGCGGGTTACTTTGACGGACGGTAGCAGAATCCGAAGCAGACTCCGTTAGCGTTGTTGGCGTTGTTCGAATTCGGGATGTTGCCATTGTTGTTGACGTTCTCGAAATTAGTTGTATTCGATGCCGTAGCTGAACGGAGCCACCAGTTGTTGGCGGAGCCGGTGCCACGAAACTTCATATAGCCCGAAACCTGTGTTATAGGTATTATTTCAAATCTCTGTATCTCCGCGCATCGGAATCCATCAACCCTTTAATCAAGGAGAGCTCCTCGTTTATCAGCTTTATCCATTGAACGATTCCGTTCTCGGAAGCGTCGAACATTTCCTCTGCCACGAGGATCTGTGAAATCAGGTGTTGATATTCTGCATACGCTTTAATCAGGCAGTCTCTGCGGATCTGCGCTTCGTGCCGGTTTCTCGGATAAATGCTATTCGCCTTTTTGACCTGCTCAAATCCACGGGCAGCGGCATCAGTCAAATGGACAGATAACAAATATGTAAACCGTTTCGGGAATTTTGCGACGCGGCGAAGTGTAGTGATTTGGATTTGGAGCGCTGTTTCGAGAAACTGCGCGGATGACGTTTTTCTCTTGCTTTTGATTTGTGACATCTTATGCCTTTCTGCGTCTCCACCGCCCGCACTGAGGCGGGCGGATTTGAATGATTGTGTGATTAAATGCAGAAGCCGAAGCAGACTCCGTAAGCGACGTAGGCGAAGTACGAACCCGGGATGCCGCCACCGTTGCCGACGAGCTCGAAATAAGTAGTATCCGATGCCGCAGCTGAACGGAGCCACCAGGAGTAGGCGGAGCCGGTGCCATTGGCTGTCTTTTTGATCCTGCTCGCATTATCCGTAAATATCGGAAGCTGCAGCGTTTCTGCGCCGGGATCAACTTCATTCATGTACGGCGCTGCCGTCTTGTTTGCGCCGACCTCCGGGTCTGCAAAAAGGAACAGCTTACAGCGTGACGTTAGTATATCGTAGTTGGTGCCGCCTTTCGACGCGAGCACATCAACCGTCTTGATCAGCGCCTGCCACGGCTTTGAAAGGTTGCCGAGCATGGTGCCGTTGAGCCACGTTTTCATTGCCGACGCATCGAAGCCGCCGACATTGGTGTTTCCGCTGTTCATCTGCCTATACTGATTCAGGATTCCGAGCATACCGAATACAACATTTGCAAAATTATTTGTATCGGAAATCTTGAAGTGATTGTATCCGAATACTTGAAAAATAATGCTTGTGTCTGTGATCGTGGAGCCTGCTCCCGGAAGGAGTTTGATTTTTGCTCCTACGGCGAAGAAATCCTTTGCTCTGCCCGCTTCACAAATGGCATACAGCTGCCCCATCGTGTAAGCTGAAACCGACGCGTCCGCAGGATCCTCTGAATAGAGGTATGTGAATTGTGACAAATCCTGCGCGTACTCCGGCACGGCTGGCTCCTCAAACACGGCGTATGTGTTTACATCGCTGACGACGTTTGTTGTGGAATTCGACCATCCTGTCCAGACGGTTCCTTCCCGATATAATGTGCCATCGTAATAAACGGAACCGTGTGCCGCGACCTCTGATGTCTGCAGGAGCTGTGTTCCGTTGTAGAAGTTGACGGTGTATTTTCTTGTTGCGGTCGTGTAGATCGCAAAAATGACGTTGTCCGTTGTAATGTTCGTCAGCGGTTTATCCCAGCCACCAAACGAATAAACCGTATCAACGGACGGATCTCTCTCCGGCACGGCTATAGGTTTATAAGATCGCGTGACGGGATTCTCTGCGTCCTCGCCTTCCTCGACGATTTGCGTATCGAGCACTGTTCCGTCGTAGTCTTTGAACGTCAACGTGAATGACGCGACAAAGTTTTCGGTGTCTGTGTTCAGCGTCAGCTTCGGGAAAGCCGTTGTAATGACGTTATATCTGTATTGCGATATGTTCTGAACGTCGCATTCGCCTGTGATGACCGCCGTTTCCGTTTCGTATCCGTCATCATCGTATCCACTCAATCGTGCCAATTCGACGAGGAGCCTTGCGTCAGGTAACTCCCAATCAACACCAGTGATTCGGAGCCTGCTCAAATTGACCGCGTTCTGAACGATCTGCAGGGCGTTTACAGCTGGGCTGTTCTCCACCACAAGTGTTCTCAAGCTGCCGATGTTTGCAAGGGAGAGCGTTTCCAAATGCACAAGCTCTTTTGCTCTTAATGCTGAAATCTCATTAAGATATGCGCTTTCGATTCTGCCTCCCTTTGCAAACGTCACGCCGGTCACGCCTGATCTGCGCGTGTATAGCTCTTTGAGCATGATGTTCGGGCTGAAATCAAGCGGCTGCGTCAGGTCTGTGCAGCCTTCCACGTTGACGTATTCAAGCGCTTTGCAGTTGGCGACCGACAAAGAATGAAGGTTTGTGTTGACATAGTTGCCTGTGCTGGATCCGATTCTCGCGTACTTCAAACGCTCGAACGCCGACAGGCTGCATTCTCCCGGATATAAACAGGCGATCTCTCCGATATCCTGAATGTAATCGGCATTGTATATCTCGATTTCGGTGTCGTTCATATTTCCGATGCCGGGGAACTCTATTGTCACAGGAACTCCTGCGTATGCTCTGATTGGCTGACCGCTCGATCGGGCGACATCCTGCTGCGCTGCTACAACATAAAGGAATGTGTCGCAATACGGCGTTATTGTCAGCCTGTTATCGGGGCTTACTCCCGCATATTCCGACGGCGTGTAACCTCTGATTGTTCCATGCTTTGTCTTGCAGAATCCTGAACGCATATATGTTGACATAAACTGCCCTTGGAATGTCAGGAAATTCTCGCGCTGCTGGCGCTTCTGACCGTTGCATTTCGGAAGGTACATTGTATCTTGGAGCGGCGAAACCGTGAGGGGCGCTTCGTATTTTTTGATAGCGTCCTCCAAATAGAGCACGGGGCAGATGATTTCCTGAAGGGCTTTTGTCTCTCTGATGATTTCATCTGTGTCAAAGCATCCGTCGTTTTCAAGATCGATGTACATCTCGCGGAGCTCGGTTGCGAATACTTCACGATTCAAGGCGAACGGGACGCTGTCGTATCCGTTGAACACATGACCGTTTCCGATGGTGTCGGTGTCGAGGTATCCATAGCGGCGTGTCATGTCGCCTTCGTTGTCGTTGCCCATCGCTGTGTCGAAATCGTAACCGAAGCACAAATGCCATTTATCCTGAACGGCTGAATATCCCCAGAACGTGTTTTTGGCGCGATTATCCATCATGCAGAAGAACAGCGTGAATATCTGGTGATAGAAAATTGTATCCATGATGAAATAATCGCCGCATAATGCCTTCCAGCGTGCTTTTCTGTAGTCTGCGTTATCAACGGCGTACCTTCTGCCGCCGTATGTAACAGCGCTCTCCAAATTCTCACCGGTTGCCTGATCCGGGTCGCATGATACAACGAATTCGAGGAGCGCTTGGAACTTCGCCTTGATCTGCTCCTCGTCTGCCTGCTTGGAGAGATATCTGAACTCGAAGTTGGTCTCTCCATCCCACGTTTCATTTGTAAGGTCTGCGGATTTGAAGCGGCATTGCGCGGAGGTGTTGTTTCTGAATTCAATGCAGGCGATGTCATCTGTGTCATCCTGTCCGAATACCTCATAATTCTTTTTTGAATTATTAAGGTTTCCGACGGCGTATAGGATTGTTTCACCGGGAAGCACAGTGACGGCTCCTGCCTGAACGGGATCGTTGCCGGTGTTGTGGTAGAACATGACCGCCATGTGTCCTTCTACGGTATCGCGGACGCGGCTGTCATTCAGCCTTGCGGCGCGTTTGTATGGCGTGAATCTATTGAACCATTCGGCGAGGAACATGTTGTTGATATGTTCTGACGATGCGGTGTTCACCTTGAAATTGAAATAGCTGACAGGGATTGAATCGTCTGTCATGGCATATGCGGGCGCGACGTTCGTATATGTCGGGTTTCCCTGCTGATCGGTGACAGGGTCTCCGTGTTCATCGAGAACGGGGATAAAGCTCTCGGAATATTCGACGCCGTCCTGCAAGCTGTAATCGAAATTCAAGCCAGCGAGCCAGTAATCAAGGGATGATGTTCCCTGTGCTTTCTGCATGACGTTTCGTGCTGTCCATTGGTGGATTGGGCTGCCCGCCGCCATCGCGTGTGTGAGGTATCCGTATTTCTTCACGTCCTTTGCTGTTGAAAGCGCGGAAGCGTGCCATGTGAACACATGCGCTCTCGGACACACTTGCGCCACGAGCTCCGGCGTTATCTTCTCCGTGGACGGATCGAAAACAAGCGAAGCGTTGTAGCGTTTTGAAATCTCGGCGGCATCTGCTCCGTCATAAATGTAGTTTCTGAAAACCTCTTTATGTTCGAGCGTTGTCTCGTATTCTCTGATCAGGTAAACCCATACATTACAATCATCGGAGCCGATTGTGATTCCTTGCGGGCTTGTCTGCGTGAAGCTGTCGCCTGAATACTGCTTTAATCTTGACGGGACGCCGCCTTCATAAATGCGGATCAGGCAGTCTTTGGAATCGCTTTCCACACTGATATCGATTTCCGTGCGCTTTGCGCTTGGCTTTTCAAATGTGCCGAGCTGAATAGATGAAAGGTCGGAGCTGAACGAAACGCTGTTTGCATTTATCTGCACGCCGATTCCGTCATCCATACAGGAGATCGCTGTTGCGTTCATGCTGGAGCAGTTGTCGACCGCATAAATCAACTTGATCTCTTTTCCGAGGCGCTTTGCGTCGCTGGCGAACATCTGAAATGGGATGATTGCTCGATCGCCCTTCATTACAACAAAGGCACGGTTTCCATCTGTGTCGTTCTGCAGCCCTCCGTTTACCGTGTCGAAATCCTGCGAGAGCTGAATGATCATAGTCTGCCCAACGTTGACGAAGCTGCTGTTCGACGACATTGCCGCAGGGTCGAATTTCAGCGCGAGCCCATCCGTGATCTCGCTGACGGGCATGTTGAGCGAGTTGACCGTGACCGTTCGGCTCCATACGACGTAACCGTCGCATGTGATTTCAAGCGTGAGCGTTCCTGCGGTTGTCGGTCGGTATGTCCATATCTGCTCCGACTGATCTACGCTGGCTTCGCTGTATTTGACGTTATTCACTATGTATTCGATTTCCGTCGGGTTGTTCTGCGGGTCAACGACGCGGTGTGGAATCGTGATATTGGTGAATTGCTCCACCTCTGTCGCCACAAAGCTGCTTGCAACAACAACGTCTGTTTCGCCTTCCTCGATCTGAGCAACAGCGGAGATCAGACGGTCGGAAGAAATCGTCGAGCCTTCGACGATAGACGTGCAGTATGCTTCGATGATGTGCTCTCCGTGTGAAAGATCGGTGATCGTTCTTGTGACGCGATAACCTGATGTCGCAACAGTCGTTGTGCTGTATGTCTCGTTATCCACGACAAGCACCAGCGTTTTTTCTCCGCTGCCGGTCGGTGTCATTTCGACCAGAAGTGATCCGCTGTTCTTCATCGTGTTTGCAAGGTTCCACGTCAATGAAATTGATTCAACGGTGATCGTGCATCGTCTTGTCGCGGACACGCCGTAAGCGTCGGTTAATACGAGCTTGACGCTGTTTGTACCTTTTGAAAGGTATTCAAAAATATTGATTTCGATTTGGTCGTTGACGTTTGGTGTCTGATTGACGGTGTAGCTGCGTTTTTGTATTTCGTTGACAAACACTTGGAGCGTTCCTGATCCTGTCGGCAGTGATGTCGCGGTGTCGATCGATTGAAATTTCGCGGTGATGTTCGCCGTTCCCGACGTATCTGCCACGGAAAAACTAAGCGGGGATGTCAATCCAAACGTCAGCCTTGAGCCGGACGCGGTTCCGCTTCCGGGCGTTCCTACAAAGAACGGTGTGAATCCTTCGACATCCTGCCCATCCTGCGTAAAATGCATGTATCCGTTTTCGTCAACATAACCGCCATCAAACGCAAGACCGCCGCCTCCTGAAACGACGAGAGTGATTGATTTGCCGGTCGGCTGTCCGTCGCATAAAAACGAAAGCACGCCGGTCTGCGTGTTGAATTCGATGTCATTGAAATAGTGCTTGTTTTCGACTCCGTCTGCCTGCTGCCGGATGATTCGCTGCAACTCTGTTTTTGCGGCGTTGATTTTGCTTGTGACCTCACTTGATTTATCGTAATTGCCTTCGATGTAAGCGAGCGACGGAAATTTATTTGCTTTGTCAGCTGCCGCGATGCTTGCTTCCGGATCTACGACCTTATTGTCGCTTGATTCGACGTGCGGCCCGATCGCGAGAATTGTTCCGTCATTCTTTTTGATGTAAATGATTCCGACGTCCGAAGCAAATACAAGCTCGGCTGTTTCGACTGCTGTCGCGTCAAAATCTGCGGCGTTGCCATGCCTCAAGATAACTCTTGCTTGCATGATATTACTCACTTGATTGACCTCCTTCGTTTTCTTCCTGTGGTGAGAGCATAGCGTCAATCTGCGCCTTCGTGTAGTAATTTTCGAGGAGCGCGTCGACTTCTGCCTGCGTGTAATATCCGTTGCCGCCCGCCTGAATGGTGACGCTGCTTGCATTTCCTACGCCGAGCCCGAATTGATAAGCGAATTCCGTAGGAGCTGCGCCCTGCGTTCCTTCTGACATATAATCGGGGATCTGCGCTGTTACTATCGCATAGAGCGTTTCCTCTGAATTTGCATCATCGGCGTTTTCACAAAAAATACCGACTTCGCGGACGCGGTATCCTGCGAGGAGCGAGGAATTGTCAACCTTTGCCTTTACAACTATGCTGTCAGCCGTTACGATTGCCGAGTCTGTTATTGACACGCGCTGGCGTTCATCTGTGAGCTCTGTGAGAGCTGCGAGGTTTTCGTTGTCTGCGTGCTCACCTGCACCGAACGCCATAGTAGTAAAACATATACTATAATTTCCG